CATGCACCTCGAACACATACTCAGGCGAATTGAGTTCGTCCATGTCTTTGCCTGCGCCGCAGAGAATTTGAATGGGACTCATCTTTTCTGTTGATCGGTTCGGGTCGAGTTTGAGGTGTGTCGTTTTATCGCCGTACCCAACGCCATAAAGCGAATGCTCGGTCGGAATGCCAACGTACCCACAGCGGTGACCAAGGTTACCCATGATGACCACTGCACGCAGGCCCGCATCAGTCGTCCAGTCCTTTTCGATTTCGTAACTCATACGCTCCTCCGCAGCTGGATCAGCTTGTCGACCGTCTCCTGCACCTCGGCCAGGAACTTGATCACCTCGGCCTCGTACTCAGCGATCAGGGCTTCGTCGCGTGGCACCCGCTTGATGAACAGCTGCATGTCATCGGGCATCCGTGGGTCAAAGCTCACGAAGTCGCACCAGGCGCGGCCCGTGCAGGCCATTTGCCACTGCATCTGGGCCATGTACCCGCTGGGCGCTTTGTCGGCCAACAGCGTGGCAATGTGCGTGCTGGTGTTGGGGCACTTGATCTCGACCAGACCATCCTCGCCAACCAAGCCATCCGGCGAGGCTCCCGACATTTCGATGGTCGGGTGGGTGATCATGGCCACCTCGCCAACGATCTGGCCCGTCTCTGCCTCGTACACCATCCGCGCTTGTGGCTCGGTCTCGGTGCCGTGCTGCATGGCTCCGCTTTTGAAGGTGTCGGCGCTTTGGCCAGTCAGGCGCTCGGCCACCAGCTGCGCCAGGTAGTTGCCTCGGCTGGCCGAAACCCCGGTCTTGGTTTTGGCCATGATGTCGGCCACCCGGCTTGCGGTGACCTTGCCCAGGCGCTGGGCGAACCATTCAGGTGTGCCTTGCTCGATCATGCTGCCCCCTGTGTGTCGGCTGTCTTGGATGCCTTCTTGAGGGCAGGGCCTTGGGCTTGCCAGAAGGCTGCCTTGTGGGCTGACTTGGGCAGAGCCATGAACGCATCGGACAAAGCCTTCTCGCCTTGCATGGCTGCCTCTCGCATGGCTGGCAGGGTCTGCGCTTCATATTCTGGGTAACCGTCCAGCTGCTTCGGTGTCTTTTTGCTGGTGGCCTGGCCATCGTCGTCTTCTGGTGCAATGCCACAGGCTGCCATCAGGCTGTAGCGGCGTGCATAGGTCAGGGCGCTGCCGTACCCTTGGGCATCCTGCTTGACCGCTGGAACGTGCAGCTTGCCTGCTGAGAACACCTCGCCAGATTCATGGATGAAGAGGGTTTCAATCAAGATGCCAGATTCACATTCGTGTGTCTGCTGCATAAGCATGATGCCGTTGTTGTTCAAACCATCGATGACCGCCTCGACGCAATCGCCAAGATCCGCATACTTGGCTTTGAGGTGTGGGTTGTTCTTTGTCTTCAGGGCTGGCCCGAATTCGCGCTGGGCTTTCACCAGGGCTGCTGCTATCTGCTTGATTTCCATCGTGTTTACCTTTCGTGGGTGGTTGTTGGTGAAACGAATCATAGCACAGTAAAAGATAAATTTATACAACCACGATAAAAAATCTTTTATTTTTTTGTTGGATGTGTGTTACAGTCACGGTCATGAACAAAGACGACCAATACTATGCACAAGTCTTGGCCTTTGCCCGAAAGAGCCTCGGCTCCTACAAGGCAGTGGCCAAGGCCATCGGTGCCCCAAGTGGCCCGGCTGTACAGGCCTGGCTGATCAATGGCGTGGCCTTTCGGTGGCGTCCAGCCCTTGATAAAAGGTTTGGTGCCATGTACCGAAAGAGCTTGAATGAGCCTGCGGCCTAAGGTAAAGTGAATGTTGAACACGGCTAGGGTAGCTCCCGAAAAGACGATTCTTCACCGTCCTGCCGCTGTTTCTTTTGTGAAGCAAACCGACGAAGTAAGGTAAAAAATGCACTATTACCAGTTCAATATTGGCGACTACAAAAGCCACACCGAACACCTCTCAGACCTTGAAGACTTAGCCTACCGGCGCATGCTGGATTGGTACTACCTTCACGAAACCCCTTTGCCTTTGGAAACCAGCGAGATCGCACGCCTGATCAGGATGCGAACGCATACCGACTGCATTGCGGTCGTTTTGCAGGAGTTCTTCATTCGCAATGAGAACGGATGGACAAACCACCGGGCAGACCAAGAGATTGCCAGGGCTGGCGAGAAGTCGACCAAGGCCAGCGAGAGCGCCAAGGCTAGGTGGAGTAAGCACAAAGATGCAGATGCAATGCGAACGCATAGCGAAAGCAATGCTACACAAGACACAAGACACATAACACAAGACCCAGAACACAAGAAAACAAAGACGCAGCGCGGCACGCGCCTGCCAACAGGTTTTGAATTGCCAGACGAGTGGATTGGGTTTTGCAGGCAAGAACGCGCAGACCTTGACCCGCAGACGGTGTTTGCTGAGTTCCTGGATTACTGGATTGCACAGCCTGGCCAGAAGGGCGTCAAAACCGATTGGCCAGCAACCTGGCGAAACTGGGTGCGCAGGCAGACCGCCACGCGCAGCGCACAAGGTCGGAACGAGCACAAACACGCTGCAGCCTCCCGAGCCATTTTTGATGGGGTGTTCGACAATGAATAACCTCGCTGAAATGGCAAGCCAGGCCATCCAAACCGCTGGCCAACAACCCGCACCCCGTGGCGACAACCCGACGATCCGCAAGTTGTTCATCGTTTTGCACGGGTCTTACGGCAGCCTGTTCACCACCAAGTTTTCCACCGGCGAGCGCGACGCCAACGGCAAGGACAAGGGCATTCGTGCCGCCATGCTGGTTTGGGAGGCAGCCTTGGCCAAGTATTCACCGGACACCATCGAGACGGCAGCCAAGCGCCTGGCCGACGAGTGCCCTGCATTTCCGCCAAACCTTCCGCAGTTTGAGTCGATCTGCAAGGCTGTGATGCCGCGCAAGACTTTCAGCGACGACCAGCCGCGCAGACTTCCACCGCCAGAAGCCAAGCCCATCGGCCCGGTGGAGTTTGAGGTTATGAACGACGGGCGCGACTGGGCACGCAAGCTGCTGGCCAGACAAGCCGCTGGCGACCGAGTGAACATCGGCAGCCTGGAGTGCGCAAAGAAGGCGCTCAGAATCCAGGAGGGCGAATGACATGCACAGTCTGCCAAGCCCACGCCACGAACCCGCTGTCCGGCCAGTATCACTTTGGATGCCTGTCGTGCTGCACCCGACTTGTGCTGAGCACCAGGCCGAACAAACAAGCAGCAGCAGGGATGCTGGCAGCAATTGCCCGATACCCGCAGAACCCTGGCCGGGAGCGCATCTTGGCATCCGTCGCCCAGGCATTGACGAAACCCCCCTCAGCCTCGACGAGTGCTGGATCGCAGTCCGGGAGTGCCTGACATGACCGAACGCCAACGATTCACGCTGTGGGAGCCGGTGCAGGCCCACAAAATCATCACCCTGCAGCTTTGGCCGCTGCTTAAGTCCATGCTGATGGCTGGCCAGCGGGTGGTGGTCGAGATCAAACCCGAAACCCGCACGCTTGCACAAAATGCGCGTTTGTGGGCGATGTTGACCGACGTCAGCAAGCAGGTTGACTGGTATGGCCGCAAGCTGTCCCAAGAGGAATGGAAGCACGTTTTCACCGCCAGCCTGGCCAAGCAGGACGTCGTGCCTGGCATCGATGGCGGCTTTGTGGTGCTCGGCAAGTCCACCAGCAAGATGACCAAGCCCGAGATGAGCGAGCTGCAGCAATTGATTGAGGCCTTCGGTGCGCAGCAGGGTGTGCGCTTCACCGCGCCAGAATATGTCGACCCCGAGACTGGAGAGATCACATGAACCGAGAAGACATTATCCGCATGGCGCGGGAGGCTGGTTTCGAAGATTTTGATCGCTGGTGTCAGCACTACCCGCAGGAAACGAAAAGATGGTGCGAACGCATGGAACGTTTTGCCGCCCTTGTCGCCGCCGCAGAGCGTGAGGCGTGTGCGAAGCGACTGGAGGCAGTTGGTTGCGATCACTGCGCCGCCAACATCCGAGCAAGGAGCGCCACGAAATGACCACAATCGCAGAACGCAAGCACATGAGCCGCGTTGCTGAGCTGGGCTGCGCTGTGTGCCACCGCCTCGGCTACGGCGCGACACCGGCCGAGCTGCACCACCCCAGGCACGGAACCGGCATGGGCCAGCGTGCCAAGCACATGGACGTCATCCCGCTGTGCCCGGAACACCACCGAGGCAACACAGGCGTGCACGGCCTTGGCACCAAGGGCTTTGCCAAGCACTACGGATTTAACGAGGCCGACCTTTTGGCCGATACACTGGAGCGACTGAAATGACCGACATCAACGAAATGCTGGCTGGACGCCAGGAGCGCTACGGCAGCTTCAAAGGCCATGCCGAAATCAGCCAGGTGCTTAAGCAGGTGATTCACTCGGCCGCCAAAGCTCGCGGCAAGGAGCTCGATCACGACCAGCTTGAGGCCTTGGACATGATTGCCCACAAGATCGCCAGGATCATCAACGGCGACCCGAACTATGCCGACAACTGGATCGACATCGCAGGCTACGCCACCCTGGTGGCCGACCGGCTGGAAGGCGACAATGGAGCAGCTTGAAACCCTGTGGCCCGTCCTGCTGACCATTGCACTTGTTGCACTTGGCCAGTGGTGGGCTGTCCTGGCGCTGTACGCTTGGCTGATCTGGACGAGGTGGAAATGATCATCAAGCTGCCATGGCCACCCACCGGCCTGTCCCCGAACGCCAGAAACCACTGGGCCAAGACCGCTAAGCTCAAAAAGCAGTACCGCGAGGCCTGTTTCTGGCAGGCCATGGAGCAAGGCGCACGCCCGATCCAGTCCGCCAGCCTGCACCTGACCATCACCTTTGTACCGCCAACCCGCAGGCAGTACGACCTGGACAACGCCCTGGCACGTATGAAAGCCGGGCTTGATGGCCTGGCCGACGTGCTCAAGGTAGACGACAAACACTGGACGCTGACCATTCGCAAGGGCGAGACGGTCGGCGGATTCGTAGAAGTTGAAATAACCCATTGAAAACAGTTGCGGCCATGCTTTATAATGGTTGCATGGACGCAGAAAACTGGAAGCAACTACCCGGATTCGAGGCCTATGAGGTCTCAGACCATGGGAATGTGAGGCGCATCAGCCCTGGCAAAGGCACGCGGCCAATGCGCCAGCTCAGGCCGTGCTTGGATCATTGTGGCCGCATGGTGTTCAACGCTCGCAAGGATGGCAAGGTCAAGCAGTGGAAAGTCCACCGCGCAGTGATGCAGGCTTTCTGTGGTGACTGCCCGGAAGGCATGGAGGTTGCGCACTTGGATGGCGACCAGACCAGCAACCGTTTGACCAATTTGGCCTACGCCACGCCAGTTGAGAACAATTCCCACAAAGTCGGACACGGAACGCAGCCCAAAGGCGTGCAGATTTGGTGCGCAAAACTTACCGAAGATCAAGTGCTGGAAATCCGCGCAAGATCGCCTCAGATCAGCTATGCCAAGCTGGCGACAGAGTATGGCGTAAGCCTGATGACCATCGCGCAAGTGATAACGCGCAAGACTTGGAAGCACGTTTGACTATGGGCCTTTTCACCGACATTCAGCACCGAACCCGTGATGATGCAGGCTGCGCAGTCTGGCGATTCTCGTGCTGCAATGGGCATCCAGCCATGCGCAAAGATGGCAAGACCGTTCTTGTGCGCCGAGCCATCTGGACTGACGCGCATGGGGAAATCCCTGATGGCAAGATCATCCGCATGACCTGCGAGACACCGAAGTGCATCCATCCTGAGCATATGGAGCTGACGACATACAAGCGACTCGGAAAGCAACTTGGAGCACTTGGCATGATGTCCGGCCCAGTCCGAAGCGCCAAGATCGCAGAGACAAAGCGCAAAAAATACGCGAAACTTACATCCGAAGCCGTGGACGAAATCAGGACAAGCAACGAGACAGGCCGCGCCATGGCCGCAAAGTTTCAGGTGGACGAAAAGCACATCAGCCGAATCCGACTGAACAAATGCTGGAAACAGTTTTCAAACCCGTTTGCAGGATTGGCGAGGTAAGTCATGGCCACGAAAAAACCAAAACAAGCACCCAAACCAGAGAGCAAGCCAACAAAGGACGAGATCATCCAGAACGTGCTGGATGGCATGGCCATTGGTGGCCTGAGCTGCTTCAAAGCCTGCCAGGCAGCTGGAGTGCCGAACAGCACTTTCATGCGATGGGTGGATGCTGACGCGAAACTTGCGGAGAGGTACGCGCACGCGAGGGAAGACCTGATCGAGCGAATGGCGAATGAGGTGCTGGAGCTGGCCGACAGCGACGTTCCTGAGACTGGAGACGGAAAGCGCGACTGGCAGGCCATTCAGCAGCGCAAATTGCAAGTGGACAGCCGAAAGTGGCTGCTTTCCAAGTTGGCCCCGAAAAAGTACGGCGACCGGCTGGAGTTGGCAGGCGACAAGGAAAACCCGCTGCAAGTGCAGACAATTGACGCCTCCAAGTTGTCCACAGACGTGCTGGCGCAGATCATCGCGGCCAAAGACGATGTTACTGACCGAAGCTGACCTGCTGGCCATTGAGCGCGAGCTGTGCAGGCGCAGTCTGGCCGAGTTTGCCAAGCGTGCCTGGCGCGTGCTTGAACCGGCTGCCGAGCTGAAGTGGGGCTGGGCACTGGATGCCATATGCCTGCACCTGGAGGCCGTGACCAAGGGCGAGATCAACCGCCTGCTGATGAACGTGCCACCCGGCTCCATGAAGTCACTGCTGACCGGCGTGATCTGGCCAGCCTGGGAGTGGGGCCCTCGGGACATGCCCGAAATGCGCTTTGTCGGAACAGCCCATGAAGAGCAGCTGGCCATCCGGGACAGCCGACGCTGCCGCGACCTGATCAAGTCCGACTGGTTCCAGAAGCTCTGGCCGATCGAGCTGCTGGCCGACCTGGACGGAAAGCGCGAGTTCGGGAATACCCGCAAAGGCGTGCGCCAGGCCCGTGCCTTCACGTCCATGACTGGCGTGCGTGGCGACCGCGTCATCCTGGACGACCCGATCAGCGCCGACAACGCCAACAGCCAGGCCAAGCTGGAGGCGGCCAAGATCGCCTTCACCGAGACGTTGCCGACCCGCGTCAACTCCGATAAGTCGGCCATCGTGGTCATCATGCAGCGCCTGAACGAGAAGGACATCTCCGGCGTCATCAAGGACATGGGCCTGCCCTATGTGCACCTGTGCATCCCGATGCGCTTTGAGCCTGCCTTCCGCTGTACCACTAGCATCGGCTGGACAGACCCGCGCACCGAGGAAGGTGAACTGATGTTCCCCGAGCGCTTTGGTGAAGTTCAGGTCACCGAACTGGAGCAGACCTTGGGCACCTACGGTACAGCCGGGCAGCTGCAACAGCGGCCAGCACCCCGAGGCGGCGGCATCATCAACACCGACTGGTTTAAGTTCTGGTCAAGCATTCCGCAGCTCGAGTTCCGCTTCCTGACCGTGGACACGGCCCAAAAGACTGCCGACCACAACGACTGGACGGTGCTGCAGTGTTGGGCACGCTCAAGCATTGGCCAGGCCGTCAAGCTCGACCAGGTGCGCGGCAAGTGGGAGGCCCCCGAGCTGTTGGTGCAGGCCAGGGCATTCTGGCTCAAGCACCTGAACGACCAGCGGCCCGTGGCCCAAGGCTCCGCCATGCGCGGCATGTACGTGGAAGACAAGGTGTCGGGCACCGGCCTGATCCAGACCTTCCGGCGCGAGGGCATTCCAGTGGTGGCCGTGCAGCGCAACAAGGACAAGATCAGCCGAGGGTATGACGCAGCCCCGTTCATCGAGTCTGGCAACGTCCTACTGCCGCACGACGCGCCCTGGCTGTCCGATTTCCTGGCCGAGGTGGCCGCTTTCCCGTCTGGCGCACACGACGACCAGCTCGACCCCATGTTCGACGCCATCAACTTGGTGCAGCGCATACCCGCAAACAAGGCAGCCATGGTCAAGCCATTGCCGAACGTGTCGAAATGGTGAGAAAATACTTGAAACGAGGGCAAAAATATGGCACGCATTTCCAAAGAGCAGCGACTGGCTAATCTCCACGCAGAAGCGCTCTCACAGTTTGACAACGTCCAAACGGCGCTGCGTGACGAGCGCCTTCAGTGCTTGCAAGACCGGCGCTTCTATTCGCTGGCCGGTGCTCAATGGGAAGGCCCACTTTGGGACATCTACGAGAACAAGCCCAAGTTCGAGGTGAACAAGATCGCCCTGGCGGTCATGCGCATCATCTCGGAATACCGCAACAACCGGATTACCGTGGACTTCGTGTCCAAGGACGGTGCGGAAAACGACAAGCTGGCCGATACCTGCGATGGCCTGTACCGTGCCGACGAGCACGACAGCGTGGCCAACGAGGCTTACGACAACGCCTTCGAGGAAGCTGTTGGCGGTGGCTTTGGTGCCTGGCGTCTGCGCACTACCTATGAGGACGACGAGGACGAGGACAACGAGCGCCAGCGCATCCAGATCGAGCCGATCTTTGATGCCGACAGCTCCGTGTTCTTTGACCTGAACGCCAAGCGCCAGGACAAGGCCGACGCCCGTTTTTGTTACGTCATCTACTCGATGACCTACGAGTCCTACAAGGAAGAGTGGAACGACGACCCGACCGACTGGCCAAAGATCATCCACCAGTACGAGTTCGACTGGTGCACGCCCGATGTGGTCTACATCGCGGAATACTACAAGGTCGAAGACGTCACCGAGACCATTCGCATCTTCCGCGCCATCGATGGCACCGAGGAGCGCTACAAGTCCAGCGATTTCACCGAAGACCCGAATCTGGAAGAGACCTTGGCCGCCATTGGCAGCGTCGAGGTTCGCCAGCGCAAGATCAAGTCGCGCAAGGTGCACAAGTACATCATGTCCGGCGGCCGCATCCTTGAGGATGCTGGCTACATCGCAGGCAAATGCATCCCCATCGTGCCGGTCTATGGCAAGCGCTGGTTTGTGGACAACGTCGAGCGTTGCATGGGCCACGTGCGCCTGGCCAAGGACGCGCAGCGCCTCAAGAACATGCAGCTGTCCAAGCTGGGCGAAATCAGCGCCCTGTCCAGCGTCGAGAAGCCAATCCTCACTCCGGAGCAGATCGCTGGCCACCAGCTCATGTGGGCAGAGGACAACCTCAAGGATTACCCTTACCTGCTGATCAACCCGATCACCAATGCAGATGGCAGCCAGGCTATCAGCGGCCCGGTGGCTTACACCCGCAGCCCTGCAATCCCTCCGGCTATGGCAGCCCTGCTACAGGTGACCGAGCAGGATATGCAGGACATTCTGGGCAACCCGCAGGCAGGCGAGAAGGTCGTCAGCAATGTGTCAGGCAAGGCCGTGGAGATGATCCAGCAGCGCCTGGACATGCAGACGTTCATCTACATGAGCAACTTCGCCAAGGCCATGAAGCGCTGCGGCGAAATATGGCTGAGCATGGCCAAGGACGTCTACATCGAGGAAGGCCGCCAGATGAAGGTGATCACCGACAACGGCGACACCGACTCAGTGACCTTGATGCAGCCGACCATCGACCAGGAGACCGGAGAGGTCAAGATGGCCAACGACCTGGGTGCTGCCAAGTTCGATGTGGATGTGGACGTCGGCCCGTCCTCCAGCTCAAAGCGTGCGGCCACCGTGCGTGCCCTGACCGGCATGATGCAGATCACCCAAGACCCAGAAACCTTGCAGGTTCTCGGTGCCATGGCCATGATGAACATGGAAGGCGAGGGCGTTGGCGACGTGCAGGATTACTTCCGCAAGCGCCTGATTCGCATGGGCGTGGTCAAACCGACAGACGCAGAAGCCGAAGCACTTATGGCCGAGATGCAAGCAGCTGGCCAACAGCAAGACCCGAACGCCATCTTCTTGCAGGCCGCGGCCGAAGAAGCGGTGGCCAAGGCTGCCAGGGCACGCGCCGACACAGTGGAAACCATCGCAAGCGCAGAACTCAAACGCGCCCAGACGGCCGAGACCATTGCCAAGGCCAGCGAGATTGATCAGAACATCGCATTGACCACAATCGAGGCGCTGGAACAAGCAGCAGTTGGCGAACAAGTGCAGCCTGTTGTCAGATGACATCGATATGGTGGAGAATGTGGGTACACGGTATCCATCCAGCCGTTTGAAGTGGATGAGTTAAATGGGGTATTTGAATGAACAAAAAGGCAGCAACAGGAGATGAAAACCTCGACGACGACACCTTGGTGATCGACGATCAGGAAAGCCAGGACGATTCTGAGAACGTGGGTGACGAGCAAAATTCCGGCACCGACCAGGACGACCAGCGATCCGGCGACGATCAAGAAGGCGACGACAACGAAGTGATCGTCTCCATTGGTGAGGACGCGCCACCTCCCGATGAGCAAGCTCATGCACCTGGTTGGGTGAAAGAGCTGCGTAAAGCAAACCGCGAAAAGGAAAAGCGCATTCGAGAACTCGAAGCGAAGCTGACCCAGACGACTGAGAAAAAGCCGGTCGCACTTGGGTCAAAGCCAAAGCTGGAAGATTTCGACTATGACGCTGACAAGTTTGAATCTACCCTGGCAGACTGGTTCGAGCGCAAACGCCAAGCCGACACTGAAGCCCAAAAGCTGCAGCAGGCCGAGCAAGCGCAAAAACAAGCCTGGCAGGAAAAGCTCGACGGCTACGGCAAAGCGAAAGCTGAGCTGAAGGTGCGAGATTTTGAGGATGCCGAGGCTGTGGCCCAGGAACTCTTCAACATCACGCAACAAGGCGTCGTGCTGCAAGGTGCAGACAATCCTGCTCTGGTGATTTACGCACTCGGCAAGAACCCAAAGAAGGCGGCAGAGCTGGCCAAAATTGAAGACCCCGTAAAGTTTGCCTTTGCGGTAGCGAAACTGGAGAAGGAATTGAAAGTTACGAACCGGAAGGCAGCCCCTGCACCCGAACGCATGATCAGCTCAACTGGTCGAGTGTCTGGCGCGGTGGACTCAACCCTCGAACGGCTGCGCGAAGAAGCTGCCCGTACTGGCAACATGACCAAGGTCATCCAGTACAAGGCGCAGAAGCGTGCAGCTTCAAAATGACCATTTTTTAAGGAAAAATCATGTCCAATAGTTTCTCGAAAGAAGAACGCGTCGCGTTTGAAGACCTCCTCGAAGGCTTCCAAGACGCTCTCGTGCTGTCCCGCAACGTCTCGGTCTACAACACAGACCAGACAATGATGGAACGCGCCAACAACACCATCTGGCGTCCACAGCCCTACATCGCTCAGTCGATCAACAGCACTCCTGGCACGCCAATCCCAGGTTACCAGGGCATGACTCAGTTGGCCGTCCCTGCGACTTTGGGCTTCAGCAAAACCGTGCCTTGGGAAATGACCTCCCTCGAACTGCGCGACGCTTTGCAAGAAGGCCGCCTTGGCGAGTCCGCCAAGCAGAAACTGGCATCCGACATCAACATCGCCATCATGAACGCAGCCGCTGGCTTGGGTTCGTTGGTGGTTGACATTGGTGCCGCAGCCGGTGACTATGACGACATCGCCTTGTGCGACGCCATCATGAACGAGCAAGGCGTGCCCGACTACGACCGCTTCATGGCCCTGTCCAGCCGCGACTACAACGGCTTGGCCGGTAACCTGGTTGGCACTGCTCGCAGCTTCGGCAACCAGAAGTCGGACAAAGCCTACGAGCGCAGCTACGTCGGCATGGTCGCAGGCTTTGACACCTACAAGATGGACTACGCCAACCGCCTGCTGGCCGCTGCTGGTGGCTCTTCTTTGACCATCGACACCAACGGCTCCAACAGCCAAGCGAACTACACGCCTCAGGCCACTTCGACTTCCGTCGGCGGCCAGATCAACGTGGACAACCGCTTCCAGACCGTCACCGTGTCTGCCACCACAAACGTTCGTGCAGGCGACGCCTTCACAATCGCTGAGGTCTACGCTGTGCACCACATCACCAAGCAAAGCACTGGTCAACTCAAGACCTTCCGCGTTGTCTCGGTTGACTCCGGCACCACCATGACCATTACTCCTCCGATCATCGGTGCTCAGGGCGTTGCCCCTACCGACGCTCAGTTGCAGTACAAGAACGTGGAAGTGGCCATCGCTGCTGACGCTGCTGCCATCACCTTCCTGAACGTGAATGCCGCCTCGGTAAACGTGTTCTGGCAGCGTGACTCGCTGGAAATTTTGCCCGGCCGTTATGCCGTGCCTTCCGATGCTGGCGTCGCAGTGATGCGTGCCACCACCGACCAAGGCATCGAGCTGGTCATGCAGAAGTTCTACGACATTGACAGCATGACCATCAAGTACCGTATGGACACGCTGTTCGGTGTGGTGAACAAGAACCCCGAGATGAGCGGCATCCTGCTTTTTAATCAATAATTAAACAGGATAATACCGCTTAATGTGCTATCATGCTCTTGAGTTAATCAGGAGCATGATATGCACATTCTGTACAAGTTGGTTTTTGCATCGGGCAAGGCATACATCGGACAAACGGCACGCAATATGAGCATCCGTATCGCACAGCACAAGCGGTCTGTCAAAAGTGGCAGCCAGCTTCCTGTGCACTGTGCGTGGCGCAAATATGGCGATCCTGAAATCACGGTGGTTGCTGAGTTTGAGACGCAAGACGAACTTCACGCAGCGGAAAAGGCAGCGATCATCGCTGTAGGCACGTTGGCTCCACAAGGGTACAACGTCGCCTATGGTGGTGACACTGCTCCATCCAAGAATCCAGAGGTGGCGGCAAAAATTGCCGACAAAGCTACTGGACGCAAGTACTCTGACGTTTCCTCATGGGTTGATGCTTCGACACGACGCTGGAAGGATGCCGATTACCGTAAGAAGGTGTCGGATGGACTAAAGGCGGCATGGACGGATGAGAAGCGTTCCAAGCGTTCTGATTTCATCAAGGATGTTTGGGATAAACGCAAGGCGGCTGGTTACTCGATGTCTGAAGAGACAAAGCAGAAACTTGCAGCCTATGAGAGAACGCCAGAATCACGCGCAAAGATGAGCGCGGCTGCCAAGGCTCGCAAGCGCACATTGCGTGATGACGAGACAAAGCAGAAAATTGCAGGTAAGACTGCGAGCTCGTGGCAAAACCCTGAAGTCAGGGCCAAGCGACTGGCTGCCATGCAACTGGCCCGTGAAAAACGCAAACAGGAGAAAACCCCATGCCACTGACCAAAGGTTACTCAAGTAAGTCCATCGGCAAGAACATCTCCAAGGAGATGAAGTCCGGCATGCCACAAAAGCAAGCCGTGGCCGTTGCACTTAACGTCGCTCGCAAGGCGGCAAAAGCTGCTGGCAAGCCAAGCAAAGCACCCAAGAAGGCCAAGAAATGAAGGCCGGTCTGTACGCCAATATTCACGCCAAGCGTGAGCGCATCGAAAAGCAGAAGGCTGCAGGCAAAACGCCTGAGCGCATGCGCAAGCCAGGCACCAAAGGCGCACCGACTTCTGCAGCATTCAAAGCCGCGGCGAAAACAGCAAAGCCCATGAAAAGGAAGGCCAAGTGATGCAAGACAACATCCTCATGCCAAAGTACCGCAAGAACAAAAAGCCCGTCAAGGTACGCAAGCCATCCCGGCCAATCGACGGCATCAATCACCGACTGCTGCGCGAGCAGGCAGCCGCGGCAGAAGCTCAACCGCAAGTCGTGGAAACAAGCGTGCCTGACGACAGCGAAGCCCCGACCCGCATTGAGTTGGTCGAGAAGGCAAAAGAACTCGGCCTGACGTTCACCAAGCGAACCAGCGATGAAAAGCTGCTGGCCATGATCACCGAGTCACTCAGCAAGCAGGAGGCCTGATATGGGTTACAGCAAGCGCCAATTCGTTGCGGCAGCCTTTGAAGAGATCGGCCTTGCGTCCTATGTCTTCGACCTGCAGCCGGAACAACTTCAATCCGCCATGCGTCGCATAGATGCCATGATGGCCGACTGGAACGGCAAAGGCATCCGCTTGGGATACCCACTGCCAGGCAGCCCACAAGACAGCGATCTGGACGAGCCGACGCTGGTGCCTGACTGGGCGAATGAGGCGATCATCACGAATGGCGCTGTTCGCATTGCACCTGGCTACGGCAAAGTGGTGATGCCTGAAACCAAGGCCGTGGCCAAGGACAGCTACAACACACTGCTGCAACGTGCCGCCATGCCGCCAGAGCAACAACTCCCAGCCACCATGCCTGCAGGCGCTGGCAACAAGCCATGGCGTGTCTACGACAACCCGTTCATCCGTCCACCCGTCAACCCTGTCGACGTTGGCCCAGACGGCCCTCTCCAGTTCAACTAAGGATTTACCATGGCTTACATCAACCAACTTCCGCTGCTTGCTTTTCCGTCACCAGGCGACCAGATTCCCGTTTACACACCGAACAACGGAGACGCACGACGTCTGCCCATCGGTGCGCTGCTGCAGTATTTCCAGCAAACCTTTGCGTCCCCATCGCTGGCCACCAGCATCGCAACGCCTGGCACCGGTTTCAACATCACCGTGCCGACACCCGTGGCACAGCAGCAGTGGATGCTGATTCAGCCTGCTGGAACTTTGGCTGCTGGCACTCTGACCCTACCGCTGAATACTCAGACGCCAGACGGAACCGAAGTGCTCATCACCACCACGCAGCAGATCACAGCTTTCACGTTGGCGCTGAACGGCGCGAGCGCTGCTTATGGCGACCCGACCACACTTGCAGCTGAGGACTTTTTCCGAATGCGCTTTGTGCAGGCAACAAACAGCTGGTATCGCATCGCTTAACCAAAAAGGAGAAAACCATGTCCGTCGTCAATCAATTCAGTCAGCGTCTTGGATCAAACCAGGTCGTTACACCTGCGGCAGCATCTGCTACCGTCACAATCAACCAACAAGACAAAGCTGTACGCCTTGTGAACAGCGGCGCAAATATTTGTTATGTGCGTATCGGTGGCGGCGCTGCAACCACGGCAGATATTCCTGTTCGTGCAAACAGTGAAATCATTGTTCGCAAATCAACAGAAGACACATCTTTGTCTCACATTTCTGCTGCTGGCACGACGCTCAACATTGCGACTGGTGAAGGCGGAATTTGATGCCAGCCAAAAAAGACCCACGGCTGGAACGCCTTGGCGTTGAAGGCTACAACAAGCCAAAACGCACGCCATCGCATCCAACCAAGTCACATGTCGTAGTTGCCAAAGACGGAGATCAAATCAAGACGATCCGCTTTGGTCAACAAGGTGTGTCTGGGTCTCCAAAGCGTGAAGGCGAAAGCAAAGCCGACAAAAACCGGCGTGAATCTTTTAAAGCCAGGCACGCGGAGAACATTTCCAAAGGAAAAATGAGCGCTGCGTATTGGGCAAACAAGGTGAAGTGGTAAGCCATGCAAATTCAAATCCTCAACGGCATCTACACCGACAACGGCCCAGACCTGCGCACGAGCTACCCGGTCAACATGGTGCCCGTGCCAAAGCAGTCCGGCATCAGTGCCGGTTTTCTGCGTCCTGGTGATGGCATCGTGGCCAACGGCACTGGCCCAGGCATAGACCGTGGCGGCATCAATTGGAACGGCGTCTGTTACCGGGTCATGGGCACCAAGCTGGTGACTGTGGCCAGCAATGGAGCTGTGACTGTGCTTGGTGACGTTGGCGGCCCCATCAACACTCTGGTGACGCTCGACTACAGCTTCGACCGCCTAGCAATTGCGTCAGGTGGCCGCTTGTACTACTGGAACAGCGCACTTGGCCTGGTGCAAGTCACCGACCCCGACCTTGGCCTGGTGCTGGATGTGGTGTGGGTAGACGGCTACTTTATGACCACCGATGGCACCAGCCTGGTAGTGACCGAGCTGTCAGACCCGACCCAAGTCAACCCGCTGAAGTATGGCTCCAGCGAAGTTGATCCCGACCCCGTGGTGGCGCTGCTCAAGCTGCGCAACGAGATCTATGCGTTGAACCGAAACACCATCGAGGTGTTCGACAACGTTGGCGGAGAGTTTTTCCCATTTCAGCGCATCGATGGCGCACAGGTTCAAAAGGGCGTCGTTGGCACGTTTGCCTGCTGCGTTTACGTGGACACCATTGCCTTCTTGGGCAGCGGCCGCAACGAGTCCCCAGGCATCTACATCGGCGCAAATGCAACGGCTAAAAAAATCAGCACGCAGGAAATTGACGATCTGCTTCTGGACTACACCGAGACGCAACTTGCCCAGGTAAAGCTGGAGGCACGCAACGACAAAGCGCATGAGCACTTGTATGTGCACCTGCCAGATAAAACGCTGGTCTACGATGCAGCCGCATCGCAGGAGCTGCAGACTCAGGTCTGGTTCACACTGACAACTTCGACCGTTGGTTTCAGCCAGTACCGCGCACGCAATCTTGTCTGGGCCTATGACAAGTGGCTGGTTGGTGATCCTCAATCCTCGAGCATCGGCTACTTGGTGGACAACATCGGCACGCATTGGGGCCAGATTGTCCGCTGGGAGTTCGGTACCATCATCGTCTACAACGAAGGCAACGGCGCGATCTTCAACAAGCTGGAGCTGGTCAGCCTCACCGGCCGCGTGGCCTTGGGCATTGATCCGATCATTACGACCAGCTACTCGGTGGACGGCATGGCATGGAGCCAAGACCGTGCGTTGAGAGTTGGCACGACAGGCAACACTACAAAGCGCCTGGCCTGGTTTCAACAGGGTCACATGCGCAACTGGCGTATTCAAAGATTTCGTGGCGACAGCCAAGCGCATTTGTCGTTTGCTCGTCTTGAGGCACAACTTGAGCCGCTGGCCTACTGAACATGGCCACACAAAAACTCAATCTCACACGCGACCAGCTTGCATCGTTCTTGCAGAACTTCGAGCAGGTCAAGCAGTTCGAGCGTCTGTTTGCCTTGGCCGATCAGATCGCGCCTTCACCAGACACGCCTGGAATTGAGGTGTTGGCTGGAAACAGCCAGGCCACAGCGAACGAGGCACTGGCTCAGATCGTGAGCCTGGCCAAGGATGTGGCCATCAACGCGGGCAATGCAGACCAGAAGGCTGTGCAGGCACTCGACACGCTTGGACGCATCGCCAATGCTCTGGAAATGCTGGCAACTGCGCCAGTGATTCAGAACAACAACTCGGTGGTGACGGACTACATTGACCTGCCAGAAGATGGCCCACATGTCACGCAAGCAAGGCGCGTGCAGTGGAATCAGGACGATGGAACGGTGGATATTGGCCTGTATGGCGGCAGCGTTCTGCAGGTTGGACAGGAGCTGATGTTTTATTCAAAAAACACCAGCGGAAGTCTGATCGCCAACGGTACGCCAGTGATGTTTACAGGCACTATTGGGTCTTCTGGAAAACTGACGTTTGGCTTGGCCGTGGCTGATGGTTCTGTGCCTGCCGATTACATGATGGGCGTGGCCACACAAGACATTGCAGACAACGCCTTTGGATATGTCACCAGCTTTGGCCTTGTGCGTGGGTTCAACACCACAGGCGCACCATATGGCGAGGTGTGGAATGATGGAGACCTGCTTTACTTCGGAGCAACGACACCAGGAACATGGACAAAGGTGCAACCGATTGCACCACGCATCGACGTTCCGGTGGCCGTGGTTGTCAATGCTGGATCTGGCGGCTCTGGTTCGATCTTTGTGCGCATGACCGTGGCTGAGTCCTTGGCCAGGCTGCAGGACGTCTACATTAACGGCTTGGCCAATGGCGACCTCCTGCAATACGACAGCGTGCAACAGCGCTGGGAGAACGTCCCCGCGTCTACGCTGCCAGTCGGCACGGCGACCAACTTATCCGGTGGTGCAGCAGGGTCTGTGCCGTATCAGTCTGCTCCAAGCACCACCACATATCGAGCAATCGGCACTTCCGGTCAAGTGTTCAGGGTCAACTCTGGGGCCACTGCGCCTGAGTGGGTCTCGGCTGCGGCGCTCACAAAGGTAGACGACACAAACGTCACGCTCACGCTTGGTGGAAACCCCACCACTGCGCTGCTGGCAGATGCATCTCTGACACTCGGATGGTCTGGACAGCTATCTGTAGCCCGTGGTGGATCTGGCGCTTCGACAGCAGCTGGCGCTCGTACAAACTTTGGGGCCACGACTGTCGGCTCCAACTTTTTCACGCTGACCAATCCAAGCGCCATCACGTTCCTGCGCGTCAACGCAGACAACAGCGTGTCCACACTCGACGCTCCGACATTCCGCACAGCCATTGGAGCAGGAACAGGAAACGGAACCGTCACCAGCGTGGCCGCGCTCACACTTGGCACAACGGGCACAGACCTATCGTCCACGGTCGCAAATGGCACGACGACACCAGTCATAACGCTGAACGTCCCAACTGCATCAGCAACAAATCGCGGTGCTCTGAGCGCAGCAGACTGGACGACTTTCAACAACAAGTTGTCTTCTGCTGTCACAACGATCAGCTTTGGCAGCATGGGATTTACGCCGTCCGTTGCAACGAGTGGTGCTGTGAGCGTTGCTGGAACCCTTGTTGTCGGTAATGGCGGCACAGGCCAGACTTCTTACACGAACGGTCAGCTGCTCATCGGAAACAGCACCGGAAACACGCTGACGAAGGCAACTCTGACAGCTGGGACTGGAATTGCAGTCACCAATGGCGCTGGATCAATCACAATTGCAAATTCTGCAAATCAGCCTGCGTTCAGTGCGTTTGCATCTGCTGGCCAGACAATTGCAAATTCAACATTCACAAAGATTTCTCTCAACTCAGAAACATTTGACACAAACGCTTGTTTCGACTCGACAACAAACTACAGGTTCACTCCGACTGTCGCAGGCTACTATCAGATCAATGCAGCTCTTTGGTACAACGCAGCATCGACATCTGGATTGACTGTGTTATCGATTTACAAAAATGGTTCTGAATATAAGCGAGGCGTTTCTTTCTTTTCGGCTTCTGGATATTCAGGATTGCACGTTAATGACGTTGTTTACATGAATGGTTCAACAGACTACATTGAGCTATACACATTCCAGGCTTCTGGTGTTGGGGCGGCAACAGTTGCTGGTTCAGCCCAGACATACATGAGTGGCGCACTGGTGAGGTATCCATGATGACGCTTTATGAAAAAATACGATTTCTGCATCCAGAATTAAAAGATTCTGACTTCGATCTGATCGGCGGCGTGATCTCTTTGCAAGATAACTCAGATGGAAATGGTGCGTTCATTTCAAAATGGCAACACCCATCAATTCCAATGCCAAACATTGATGACTTGAATGGTCTCAAATCTACATCGACAAGCATTTGAAAGGAAAAACCATGGCAGTCACAGCAAAACCCCTTATTGGCTCCAAGCAGATGGAGGCCGCGCAGACCACGCAATACACCGCGACCAACTGCACGGCCATCATCGATAAATTCACGGCCACGAACACCAGCGCCAGCAATGCGGTGATCAGCGTCAACTTGGTGAGTGTCGGCGGAAGCGCAGGCGCGACCAACCTGATCGTGGACAGCCGAGCAATCGCACCAGATGAGACTTACACATTCCCAGAGCTGGTTGGCCAAGTGCTGGCCAATGGTGGGTTCATCTCGACCACTGGCACAGCCACTGCCCTGACCATCCGAGCCTCTGGCCGTGAAATCACTTAAGGAGACCACCATGGAAATGCCAAAGATCATGATGGCTGGCTTCACCGGCCTGCCTGAATCCATGCCGTTCATCACGGCTGCCGAGAACAAGAAGAACACCCAGGTGGTGATCGATGACTGGATGCTCGGCCCCGAGAACCCAAGCAACGAGCCAACGGCCAACAAGGTCTATTGGGTGGCACTTGGCAAGGCCATGCAGGTGGACGAGAAAGAGGCCCGTCGTCGTCGCTGCTCAAACTGCGAGTATTTCGAAGCGACGCCATTGATGCAAGCAAAAATGGATCGCATCCCATGGAATCAGTGGGATGTGAATGCAGGATACCGAGGTTATTGCCACAAGTTCGACTTCATTTGCCATGACATGAGGTCATGCCAGGCATGGGAAGAACGGGAATACAACGAAGACTAAATGGTGCAGCCTTGATGCAACTCTCGCTTTGCCTGCAAGTAGGCTTCATGCGCGGCCTCTGGCGTCTCAAAGATGCCCAGATAGGTGCGCCTGCCTTTGCTGACGATGCGAGCCACAAACCCACGTGGATGCCTTATCACGCCAAGCAACCCAGTCGTGCTGGTGCGCTTGGCCGTGTGCTTGTTCTCGGTGTTCGTACGCCTGCTGACCTGGCGCAGGTTGGCAAAGGCATTGTTGGCCTTGTTGCCGTCCATGTGGTCAATCTCTTGCGTCGGCCATTCGCCTGTCACGTACAACCATGCGAACTGGTGCGCCATGCCACGGAAGCCGTCAAACATGACGTAGACGTAGCCATCGCGGCGAATCGACCCGGCAGGCATTCCGGATTTTTTCCGTCCTTTGGACTGCAAGTGGGTGAATTGTCCGGTTTCTGGGCAGTAATGCGCAAGCTCGCGCAGGCGGTTTTGTGTGATCATGTCGCACCTCATCAGAGTGGAAAACCATCAAAAGTTGCAGCAAGCGGTGATGAATCGCCTGTCCCCCGTCGAGTAAGCTGCCATGCAATTTTACAGGCCGTGTTTGCAAAGTCCAGTGATTGTGGGACAATAAAAGCGCTGAGTCGTCCGGGCCACCAGCAGCTCACCCGTAATAGGAGTTGCGCATGACTGGTATCGATTGGCTCAAAGAAAACCTGCAAAGGGTTTTTCTGTTGCCTGCGCCAGTCGTGGAATGGCTTGTCATGGTCTACGAGGCCATTCAGGTGTTTGACGATGTTGCTGACGGCGACACGGTTGAGCGCAAAGACCTGAATGCAGCCATTTGGAACACACTGGTTGGCATCCATCAAAATCCGTTCTTCATTGCCAACAGCCACCATCTTGTGCCGCTCTTGGCCACAGCCATCCTGAAGTGGCAAGCATCCGACCAAGCAGAACACGCAGGCCAAGCCGATGCCAGATCATTCGTCTGGCGTGCAGGCTTTTACGACCTGATCTTGATGGCCGTATCAATCACGCATGGCCCTGGATTCGCCACTAAAAACGCGCAACTTGTCATGAATCTTTATGGCGAGAAATTTGAAGACTACATGAAGGAGTTTGGCAATGCCTGATCCAGTAACGGCCCTAGTTGTGGGCGGAACACAAGTCGTTGGCGGCATCATGCAGGCCGACGCAGCAGAAGACGCAGCCAACATCCAAGCTGGCGCAGCAGGCCAAGGCATTTCAGAGCAACGCAGGCAATTCGACGCACTGCAAGCCTTGTTGAAGCCCTACACAGAAGCAGGACTGCCAGCACTGGAGCAGCAGCAGGCATTTTTGGGCCTGCGTGGCCCAGATGCCGAGCGTGCGGCCATTGAGCGCATCCAAGGTGGCGTTGGATTCCAAGAGGCCGTGCGACAAGGTGAAGAGGCATTGCTGCAACGTGCATCGGCCACAGGTGGCCTGCGTGGCGGCAACGTCCAGGCAGCATTGGCGCAATTTAGGCCTGCATTGCTCAATCAAGCCATTGAGCAGCAGTACAGCCGACTGGGTGGCATGACCACACTTGGCCAGCAATCTGCCGCAGGTGTCGGTGCTGCTGGCATGGAGACTGGCACCAACATTGCAAATCTTTTGGGCCAACAAGGTGCAGCACTTGCAGGCGGCGAGCTTGGCCAAGCCAAAGCCTATGGCCAAGTCCTGAACATGCCAGCGCAGTTCCTTGGGATGCAGTACGGCGCAGGCCGAGGCGGCTCGGTAGGCACGCCAGGTTTTGGCAATCTTTTCAGTGACCGTCGCCTAAAGAAAAACATCAAGCAGATCAGCACACGACCCGATGGCTTGAACGTCTACGAATTCGATTACATCTGGGGCGGTGGCCGTCAGATCGGCCTGATGGCTCAGGAAGTCCAGACCATCTACCCAGGCGCTGTTTCAGAATCTGACGGCTACCTCATGGTCGACTACAGCAAGGTTTAAAAACATGGCAATCAATCCATTCCAAGGCCCGATCAACTATGCAGTTGATGTGCAAAGCCCTTTTGAGGCGGCACTAAGCGGATTCAAAATCGGAGCGGCTGGCGCTGAAATGCAAGCGCAGGCCCAGGCACGCGAGCAAAAGCAGCAATTCCAAACCGGATTAAACACGTTCTTCAAGAATCCAAACCGTACATATGAAGACTTGGAAAAGCTCCTGCCTTTTGCCGATAAGCAGCAATTCGAGGCTTTGACCAAGGTTGGCGAAGGCATGGAAAAACGCAAACTGGACACAGCAAAGCGATTTTCTGCCCAGACACTTTTGGCATTGGAGTCAGACCCGCCAGTTGCCAAAACCATGCTGCAAGAGGCCTTTGAAGCAGAAACAGACCCAAACCAGAAACGTGCGCTTGAGGCTTACATCAAGACTATCGATATCAATCCACAAAAAGCAGCGGAGTTGATCGAGTTAACAGGAGCCGCGACTTTTGGAAAAGACTGGTATCAAGGCATAAGAGACGCAAGGGAAGAGCGTAGAAAAACAGTCAAGGCTCCATTGGAGTTGGCAGAGCTTGAAGCAAAAGCGCTGGAAGCAGGTGTGAAGGCTGAATTTGCACGGCCAATGGCTGTTGCAGAATTGGCAAAAACAAAAGCCGAAACCCTTGCACCATCTGTGCGCGAATCCATCGACTTTGCAAACTTGCAACCAGAGCAGCAAAAAACATTTCAGGCTTTGCAAATCCTTAAAAAGCCACCAGCAGCGGTTACCAACGTCAATGTGCAAAACATCGACAAATTGGCTGCGGCAGAGCTTGGCAAGTTGGTTCCTGACCTTTACAACCAGGCAAACTCAGCTGCAACACAACTCAGCGATCTTCCGCGCTACCAGGCCGCGTTGGACAACGCAATCACAGGCCCATTTGCCGAGCAAAGGCTTACGACTGCACGCGTTGCCAACGCCTTAGGATTTACTGGTGACAAAGCTGTAAACGCCACCCGTGAGGTGATTCAAGGCTTGTCTGAAATGGCTTTGAAGTCTCGCACCATGTTGACTGGCCAAGGCCAGATCACAGAGGGCGAGCAAAAGCTGCTGCTTAAAGCGCGAAGTGGCGACATAGACTTTACAAAGGGCGAACTAAAAACCATCTTTGGTGTCGCTGATCGTGCAGCAAAAGCCCAGTACAACCAAAGCCGAAAACTTTTGGAGTCGGCGGCCAAGCAAAGCCCAACGGCACAAATGTTCTTGGAAAACATGCAGCCACTGGCTACACAAGAAGCTCCGCCTCCAGCACCAGCTCAGGCGGCTCCAGCACCGGCAGCGCCTGCCGCAGCCGTCCCCGGCATGCCTCCAGGCTTTCGCGTGATTCGATAAGGTCAACACATGGCTATCTACAAAGTCGAAGCACCAGACGGCAGCATCATTGAGCTGGAAGGCCCAGACAATGCCACCGATGCACAGATCGGACAGGCCGCGCAAGCTGCTTATTCGCAGCGTCAGACCTTCAACGTGCAAACAGCCGCAGGTCAAAACGTCGCAGTTGATGTTAGATTCCCAGAGGCAGCAGCAGCGCAAGCAGAACAGCCTCAGCAACCAGGTGTTTTGCAAGAGCTTGGCCGACAAGTTGGCCTGACTGGCCGTGGCGCAATCGAAGGTGTGACAGGTCTGGCTGGCATCGTGATCGACCCAGTAACAAGACTTGCCAACATTGCGCTGCCTGGCACTGCACAGATTCCAACCATGCAGCAAGCCACGGCTCAAGTATTGGATGCCGCAGGCTTCCCGCAGCCACGCGACGCTGTTGAACGCATGGTCAATCAGGCCATTCAAGGCGTGTCAGGTGCTGGCGGCATGGCAGCAGCTGGTCGGGTTGCGCAAACAGCCGCAGCTCCAGTGACCCGTGAAGTTGGTAGGCTGCTGGCCGCTCAGCCGGTTGCACAAATGGCTGGCGGAGCAGGAGCAGGAGCAGCAGGACAGGCCGTCCGCGAAGCCGGTGGAACGCCTGGCGGTGAGATCGCTGCCAGCCTTCTGGGTGGTGTCGCTGGCGGCGCAGCAGCGGCCCGTGCAATGGCTCCAGCACGTGCACCAGCTACAGCCCCCAAGGTTCAGCCAATCGTTGAGGAAGCAGGTCGTCGCGGTGTCCCAGTCATGACGTCTGACGTAGTTCCTCCAGAAACCTTTATTGGAAAAGCAGCGCAACGCCTTGGTGAGCGCATACCAATTGCTGGAACTGGCCCACTGCGTGCTGAACAGCAACAAGCTCGGATTGATGCTGTGCGAAATGTCTTGCGTGACTTTGGTGCAGACGATGCGGCCAACCTCAGCGATGACATCATGAAGGACTTGGCCACGAAAAGATCTGCTGAAATCCAGAAATATGCCAACTCGAAAAAGGAAGTCATCAATCGCTTGGCAGATAAAGGCACTGTTCCTGTGCCTCGCGCATTGGCGGCCATTGACGATCAAATTGCCGACTTGACCAGACGACGTACTGAAGGTTCAGACGAGGCAATTCAACGACTGCAACAAATCAAAACAGATGTGCAGGATCGTGACCTATTCCAAATAGAAGCCTATCGCCAAGATGAGTTGGCCAAGATTTTTATGGATGACCCGGCTCGACCAATGAGTATTGCAGCGCGTGATGCTGGTGAAAAGGCGATGCGTGCGATTTACGGGCCTGTTCGTGAAGACATGATTGACTTCATCAAGAAAACTGGCGAGCGCCGTGATGTTGATAAATTCATGGTCGCCAATAAGCGCCTGAACGAAACTGCAAACGAGTTAAAGATGGCCTCTCTCAAGTCTGTTCTCAAGTCTGGAGAACAAACACCGGAGGTTGTGAATCGACTTTTGTTTGGCCAAAAACCAAGCGAGATTCGCCAGCTTTACAGTGGATTGACACCAGCAGGCCGGGCCAATGCACGCGCATCAATCTTGGCTCAAGCTGCCGACAAAGCCAAGTTTGAACTTCAAGACGGAACCAAGATGTTCAGTCCTGAAAAGTTCAGCGCAGAGATCAAACGCTTGCAGCCACAAATTGGCGTCTTTTTCCGTGGTGACGACTTGAAGCAAGTCGAAGGCTTGTCCCGAGTGCTTAATCTGACCCGCAGGGCAGGAGAGGCAGGCGTGGCAACACCAACAGGACAGGAAGCAGTGCCATTTGTGGCTGGAAGTGCCTTGCAGAGCTTCTTGGGCAGCTTTGGAGGCACGCTGGCTGCTGCTGGCGGCATTGGCCTGGCTGCTCGCGTCTACGAATCAGCACCGGTTCGGAATTTGATGATGCAACTTGGGACAGCCAAACGAGGTTCGGCCGAAGAGGCTGCCATCGTGAAACGTCTGCTTGCTACGATTGAAACCCAGAGCGAGGCCATCCAATCAAAAACACAGGAGGCCATGGAATGACCCATTTCGCAAACGCAGCAAAGCTGCCACAATCCCTGGACGCGAGAGTGCAGTGGCTGCAATCCGCTGTCCAGACAGGACGCCAATTTGACCAGGAGAACCAGTAATGTCCGCACTCAGCATTCAGCCCACTTACCCGATCTTTACAGAGACGGATGGGCAGCCGCTGGAAGACGGCTACATCTGGATCGGCCAGACAAATCTTGACCCTCAAGTCAATCCGATTAACGTCTACTTTGATGCTGCTCTGACAATTACGGCTGCTCAGCCTATTCGCACGCTTAACGGATATCCGTCCAATAACGGAACTCCTGCACGCCTGTACGTCAACAGCGACTACAGCATCCGAGTGATGAACCGCAACGGCAGCACGGTCTACAGCGCACCAGCAGCAACTGAGCGTTACAACGACAGCGTAATCACCAGCATCAATTCTGCAAATGTTGACTTCTTGGCTGCTGGAGCAGGTGCAGTCGTGCGTTCTGCTCAGAGCAAAATGCGAGACGTTGTGAGTATTCTCGACTTCAACAATGCAGCCGCAATTGCCGGAGACTGGACGACTGCTTTTCAAGCCGCGCTTGACTCACTTGGCACTTTGGGCGGCGTAATTTATTTTCCAGGCTCAGGCCCATACACCTGCGCATCAGGCGTCACGACAGACAAGAACGTAATTCTGCGCGGCGATGGCAAGCAAACCACCATTTTGAAATACACAGGCAATTCTGTGTTCATTGATCAAACTGCTGGTGATGTGCTTGCGTTTGAGGAAATCATCGTTGCAGGTGATGGAACTACCTCAGGCCCGATCGCACAAGTTGGCAGCATTGCATACAAGGCCAATAACAACAGCTATTCCCTGAACGCCGACTTCATTTTCTGGTACACGGTCAGCGAGTGGCAAGGCGGTTATTACCACAAGCACTTCAATTCGTTTTTCCGTTACAGCAAGTTTTTGTTTAACGGATACGACCAAAACAACTTCGCGTTTTTCGGTTGCTCTTGGAGCAACTTTGAGCGAGGAATTGAGGTTGTTTCTGGTGAAGGGCCAATCACGTTCGTCGGCGGCAGCATTGAGTTGTTTGCGGACAAAGCGATTACTTCAGCTTCGGGCCGTGCCGTTTGTGCCAACTTGATCGGAACATACGTCGAGCAAGGTACTACGACTGCGTGTCAATCTGGAATTACCAGCGCCACTGGTTTCTATGACAACGGAACCGTCATTTACACGAACGGTACGGAAGTGTATCCGTGCAGTTTTATCGGCTGTACGGTGTTCACACCCGGCATCTTCCGCATGTTCTGGACGGACAGCGTAGATGGTTGCAACATTACAGGGCAAGGCAACAACTTCATTTCTCGTGGCGGAACACCGCTTGGAACGATTTACAGCCTTGGTGGCACCAAAGTTCGTGCGTTCCTGAATGACACAGTTGTTGGCGCGTTGCCTGCTGGTTTTACAGACTACGTTACAGGTTTGCCGACTGATCTTGAGGGTTGTACCGTTTACGATCCAGTAAATGGTCAATGGTTGCGTCCTACCTCACAAGGCTGGACAAACCTTACATTGCAAAATGGATTCACCAATGAAGGTGCGCCGTTTGCCAATGCAAGTTACTTCCAGAACAAAGACGGCATTGTCTTCCTGCGTGGAGTTGTTGACGGTTTAGCCGCGACAGACGTAAATATTGCAAATTTACCTGTCGGTTTTAGGCCAACAAACGTGCTGAACTTCTCAGTTCCGAGCGTTGCAGCTCCCGGTTCAACACTGCAATTGTCTGTATATCCTACTGGCGGAATTGTCCTGACTGGTACAGCTCCATTCGCAGACCAGATCGGTCTTGATGGTGTTTCTTTCTATGTGAATTCATGAGGTGATACGAAATGTGCGTGAACAATAAAAACCACTTTACCGGCTCCGCCTCTGGCGCGGACATTGTCTACGTCACGCCCGGCCAGGGCATCTAAATGTTGGAGGCCGATGTCATGGCAGATGGAGAGATCGACTTGGTTAAGTACGGCGTGCTCTGGCAAAAAGTGCAGGACATGGATCGAAAGGTCGACAAAATGGAGCGCCAACTCGAAGAGTTACTGGCTTTGGCCAATCGCTCCAAGGGTGGGCTTTGGATTGGCATGAGCATCGCCTCGGCGTTTTCTGCCTTTGTTGGCTTTGTGGCCAGCCACTGGAAAAGCTGATGTACAAGCTCGGCGCACGTTCAAAGCAGCGTCTCAAAGGCGTGCACGATGACCTGGTGAAGGTTGTCGAGCGTGCCATTGAGATCACCACCGTGGACTTCACAGTCCTGGAAGGTTTGCGCGATCCTGAGCGTCAGAAAATGCTGATGGAGTCCGGTGCAAGCCAGACCCTCAACTCGCGCCACATCACCGGCCACGCGGTCGATCTTGGGGCTTGGATAGACAACCAGGTGGACTGGTCGTGGCCGCTGTATCACAAGATCGCGGCAGCCATGAAAGAGGCGGCCAAGGAGCTGGACGTGGCCATCGTCTGGGGTGGTGACTGGCGCACCTTCAAAGACGGCCCTCACTTCGAGCTTGATCGAAAGGCATACCCATGATCTGGCAAGCGCTCATCCCCGTGATCGGCACCGTGCTAGAGAAGGTGCTGCCCGACCCGCAGGCAAGCGCAGAGGCCAAGATCAAGCTCATGGAGCTGGCCCAGAAAGGCGAGCTTGCCGTCCTGGACGCAGAGACCAAGATGGCGCTTGGCCAGATCGAGGTCAACAAGGTCGAGGCAGGCACAGACATGTTCCGTGGCGGCTGGCGTCCAGCGACCGGCTGGGCATGCGTTTTCGGCCTGGTGTACCAGTTCCTCCTGCAGCCTGTTTTGCCGTGGATGGTGGCCGTTTTTGGTGGCTCTGTTCCGCCTTTGCCACCGATCGACAACGAGACCTTGATGGTCTTGCTGACCGGCATGTTAGGCTTGGGTGGCCTTCGCACTTTCGAGCGCATCAAGGGCAAGGCATAGCAGTTGTCTCCGCAGTTTCGGCTGCTTTGCCCGGCCTCTGTGCCGGGTCTTTTTTATGACCGACGTTTCCGACCAAGCCACCCTACGCGAAGAACAAGAGCGCGAGGCCTGCCTTACCACCGCCAGGCAGCCACACCAGCGACTTGAGCCGACTGGCCTGTGCCACTACTGCGAAGAGCCTGTGGCCGCTGACAGGCGCTTCTGCGGCCCTGAGTGCCGCGATCAGTGGCAGGCCGATACCAATGCCAGACAACGTGCTGGCAGGCGCTGATCTTTGTTTATCGGCTGCGCCTTTGCAGGATCAGCGTCCAGCACCTTGCGCACACCCACCTGGTCGGCGTTAGCCTGATGCCACCATCTGGCAGCCTGTCCCGTTTGCAATCGTCGCAGTGAGTCATTGCATGCCTGCCTTGATCTCGTCAGCATCGACCTTCATCATCTGCTGAAAATAAATGGAAAAACTGGCCTTGGTGTCGTTGCCAAAAGGCATGGCCTGCACACGCTTCATGGCCTCCTGCATGGCGCTGTTCCAGCCGGAGATAAACACCCATTTGGCTGCGTCGTTTGGTGACAGACCCAGGTCACCATAAAGCTGGTCGTAATGTTCGAGCGCGTCCATTAGTACGCATCCTCGGTCATGGCTTCCTCAATCTCGCGCTCGATGCGGCAGCGGTCGGCTCCCGTCAGCTTACGATCCAGCCAGGCGGCAGGTCGTCCACGTCTGTCGAGCACCTTCCAGCAGCTCTCGCTGTACCCGTAATAATCCATGTCGCTGGGCGCGTTGTAGCTGTACGAGCCGCGCACGCTGCTGAATTCCGTCACGCCAATCAGGCAGGGGATGCCTGCGACGGTGCTTTCGATTTCGGCCAGGTATGTCATGAGGTCACCTTCAATGCTGTGTCTTCGTCTTCGCTGTGGCTGTAAAGCTCCAGCGTGTGGCTGTGGCCATCTTCGTCGGTCACTGTGATGCTACGGCACCAGAATGGGCTTGTCGAGCTGGCGTGGAACCGGCGCTCGCCAATCTCGATCTTGGCCACCCGGTGGATGCTGGTCTCGGTCTTCATTTGCACCCCCCTTCACCGTTGTACGCTGGCCACCCGGCCTGGCCCTTGGTCTGTTTCCAGAGCTTGACCATTTCGCAGTATTGCTCTGCCTGGGCCTGCTCGTCCTCGAAGTCGCTCTGGCCAACAATGCCCATGGCTGCGATCAGGGCGATGATGGCCAGAATAAGGTGGTAGCGTTTGATCATGGTGGTCTCCTTAAATCTTGAACTCGTTGGCCTTGAGAAAGGCGACTTCTTCCGGTGTTGCAAGGCACAAGGCCATCATGTGCTTTTGCAGATAAGTCTGCAGTTTGGCCCGGTTGGAAGGTGTCGGGCACTTGCGGTAGGTTTCGATCAGATTGTTCATGGTGGCTCCTTGGTTGCGATGCCTTGATCATAGCACAAACACCCACAAACGCACACAAGGAATAAAAGATTATTTTATAGGGGATTTCCCTAATCCATCAGCTCAATGTCGTGCGGCCCACGCTTGCCGTCCAGGATTTCATGCAGCCGCTTTTCTGTCAGTCGGTGGCAGCGCACCATTACCCTGGCTGGCAGCACATCGATCAGCTCCGCATAGTCGCTCAGGATGGAACGCACGGCCACAATGCCTTCACCGTCCAGGCGCAGTCTTTGCCCTGCCTTGCTGCGCCTGCCTGCCTTGGCCATGGCGGTTATGGCGTCCATCAGCAGGCCGCTGCCGTCCTCGCAGACCTTCATCTCTTGCACCAGCGTTTCCACCAAGTTGATGGCGTCCGACACCAGCCGCCAGTCGTTTGGCTGCGGGTTTTCGCCTTGCTCCAGGTTGTGCAGCCCTTGGTACATCTTGGTGAGCTGGTGCGTCCGCCAAGCCTGTGGCAAAGGCTCGGTCGGACTTGCGGTCATCTCGTCGAGCAAGGTGTACCGCTTCGGTCGTGGCTGGCGCTTTTTCTTCACACGAACCCCGACAGGTCTGGGGCTTGCCAATTCGGCGGCTTGCCGATCTTGCCGCCTGGCAGGATCACCGGCTTTCCGTCCACCAGCTTGGCGTCGTTGCTGGCCAGCACGGCCAGGTCGGCTCCACGCTTGTCGAAGCCTGCCAGGTATGCCACACCGTTGCCGGTGACCTCGCTGTCGCACAAAGCGTCGAGCGCCTCGATGCGGTCGCTCTTGTTGATGCCAGCCATAACCATCCCCATCTTTAGCCCGGTGGCCACATGCTGTAGTTGCTCAACGCTGATCTCCAGGCTTTCGGCGTCCTTTGATGAATCAAAGTCGATGCACATCAGGAACTCCAGAAACTCCTCGATGTGGCATCCGATCTGCACCGACAGCGTGTAAGGCCCAGGAACCTTTCCGCAGGCCTTCAGCCAGGCCGCTGTGCGCTCAAAGTTGCTTGTCTGGGCCTCGGATACCAGTCGCTCGTTTCTGGCCCGTAAAAGCCGGTTCTCGTATTCCAGCTCGGCCACCAGCATGTCCAGCTTCATCTCGTCTTCGGTCATGTGTTTTTCTCCAAGATGTTTTTGATCTGCTCGTACACATCGTTTCTCACGTAGTTGTCGGCTTCACGCTTATCCCACCCCGCGTAACGCATCTCGTTTTCGCAGTGTTGAAACAACACATACATCTCACGCAAGCAGTCTGCAGCCTTGCCGTGCAAAGGCCACTGCATTGTCTTTTCAAGCATGGCGGCAATGCGTAGAGGCTTTGGCATCTTTCCGATGCGCAACAGTTCTTCGGTGTCATCTTCGGACGCGTATGTCATGGCTTGAACTCCAAAATGCTGAATGTTTTTTCCACTCGGTCGAAAAAGACCGCCAGCGCGGGACGGCACCCGCAGCCAGCGGCCTTGCAGACGGCCAAGTGCATTTTCGATGGCTTGAGGTATGCCATCAGCATGTGCCGTTTGTCCATCAGTATCTCCAGATGGTCACATCGACCACCCAAAGGCACAGGCAGAACTGTCCTTGGTGAATGCCAAACACAAACAGCGGCCAGCGGTGCGTGAACCACTCCACATCAAACTGCCAGCCGCGCTTCATGACTTCACCTTGTCCAGCTCCAGCCGGATGTAATGCAGCACCTGGGCGCTCAAGCTGCGCGTGTTGCGCTCGGCCTCGGCCTTGAGCTTGGCCATGATCTCGTCTGACAGGCGGACGGTCACGTATTGGGTCTTATTCTTGCTGGTCATTCGACAATCCTCCAGTCATCGGACAGCACATCATTCACGCTTGGAACCCAAGTGCTGACTGTCTCATTGACGTTCTTGATGGCCATGTAAGCGTTGTATGGAACCATCGCGCCTTCGCCGAAGTGGCTCTTGGCTGCGCCTGTTTGCACAGGGTAGCTGTTGGCCTGGACGTAATATGCAAACATCCCTTTGCCATTCCAGCCAGAGCGAGCGACTTTTTGGCCATCCTTCATGGCCTCGATGGCTTGGCCAAACGTCATGCCTTCACATGGGCGGTATGCGCGGTCAAAAACGTCTGCAGGCGACCAGCTCACGTAACCGGCGTAATGGTCGGTGTTGCCTTTTCCGCCATCCACGTATTCGACAAGGTAGCCTTCGTCGGCCCCGTTCTCGTCGGCTGGCAAAGTCCAGCCTCGGAAGTCGTTGTAGGCCTGCCGTGTCATTGGCTTGGCGTTGATCAGTTTGGTTCCGATGTAGCGTTTCATGCTGTCTCCTTTGCGTCTTCAAACATATCTGCTGTTGCAGGCCCACCGGCCAGCTCGACCGGAATGCCACTGGTCAGCAGGCTCACCAGATCATCTTGGCCAGCCACCTCGATGTCGAAGCGCGTCTGCGCTGCGTGCCGAATGGCTTGGGCCTGGTTGCCTGCGCGAATCAGGCGGTGTTTGTTGGTCTCCACGTCGGTGACCAGGTAGATGCGTGTGCTCATGGTTGCTCCAGTTGTTTTGCGATGCGTTTGTGGTGCTGTGTGTGACATGCTTGGCAAAGCCATCTCACATCCAGCGGCTTGTCATAGTCGTCGTGATGAGCGACCGACTTTGGGTTGCTGCAAGATTCACACGGCTGCCGAACCAGTGCGCCACTTTTGATGGCTCTGGCGACTGCAGAGTGCGCTGTTTGCCTTCGTTTGTCTTGTTGCCGCCAAGCGCGAGTGACTTCAATGTTGTGCTTGATTCGACTCTCAGTTTTTGCTCTTTCCCGGTCATAAGCGCGAACTTTGTCCAAGTTATTTTCGCGGTGATCTTTGACATCATTCTTGGTGCAATCCTTGCATTTGTTGAGGTGGCCGTCAGCCATCTGGGAGTGCTTGTAAAACTCCTCGATGGGCTTGACAGCCTGGCACTTAAAACACTGTTTGAAACGAGACATGGCAACTCCTGTGTGCGGATGGTGCTGCCCATTATAGTCCCGTTTTAATTAAAAGGGATATCATCATCCATGTCGTCAAAGCCTGAGCCATGCGACTGTTGTGCTGCTTGCGGTTTCGGCTGCGGCTTAGGCTGGCTGCTTGCCTGCTCGCCACCGGCCACAAACTCAAGATCAACCAGGCGTGCCACCATCTTGGTGGCCTGCGTGCCGTCGCCTTTGGTGAATGTCTGGATGCTCACATCCTCAAGGTATGCCACGATCTGGCCACCCTTCTTGATGTACGGTGCCAGCGACTCTGCGCGTTGGCCCCACAGCGAGGCATCGACCCACTGCGTCGGGCGCTTGCCGTCGTCGCCTTTTTTGCCGTAGGTGAACGCCAGCGAGACGTTGGCCACCGCTGCCCCGCCTGGTGTGTATCGCACCTCGGCGTCTTTGCCGATGCGTGCCAGTCCGTTTGCTTTCATGCTTGCTCCTTCAGTTTATAAACCCGAACAACCCGAGCGTGGGCTGATGGGTGGGTTGCTTGACAGTATCCAATCGGCTCGAAGGTGTCACCCTTAAAAACCGCACCCCATGTGTTGGGGTGGTAATCAGCAGGCAGCTCCACACGCTCCCTGACCTCGTTGATGGTGACTTGGCCCGTGGCCTCAGCCACCTCGATGGCCACCGATCTGGCATAAGCCAGCCAGTCCTCACGGCCCCGAGCAACCAGCGCCAGGCCAGCGTCGCGCAAGTCGCGCCCGTTCATGCTGACCTCCGCAGGGCGACCAGCTTGTCGACCGTTTCCTGCACCTCGGCCAGGAACTTGATCACCTCGGCCTCATACTCAGCAATCAGCGCTTCGTCGCGTGGCACTCGTTTGATGAACAGCTGCATGTCGTCTGGCATCCGTGGGTCAAAACTTACGAAGTCGCACCAGGCGCGGCCCGTGCAGGCCATCTGCCACTGCATCTGGGGGATGTACCCGCTGGGCGCTTTGTCGGCCATCAGCGAGGCAATGTGCGTGCTGGTGTTGGGGCACTTGATCTCGACCAGGCCATCCGTGCCCACAAAGCCATCCGGCGAGGCACCGGACATTTCGATGGTCGGGTGGTTGATCATGGCGACCTCCGTCACGATCTGGCCCGTCTCTGCCTCGTACACCATCCGC